TAGGTGAAGTTGATACAAGATATGATACTATCATTGAAGATATAATTCGGAAACATTTTAACTGTGATAATTTACTAACTATAAATGATTTTCCAGCATAAGATTATTCGCCATTTTCTTGCATATCCGCATCTCCGTGATCATAAGCACGATCAGCACGTGATTCGCCACCACCCAATGAAGCAAAACCGAAGTCAGCGCGCGTTTGTCTGCCTTCTGCTAACTGAGGAGCATCCCGCAGACCCATCGCAATACGCTGATTACGGTCGTGTTCAAAGAGCTCAACGCTGTAATCCCGAACATTGCGACCAATTGCCCACTTGCCCAAGCCCAGCTTCTTTTGGAGTTTCTCTAGCGGTTTCTCATCCTCGTCTAATTTGTCAAAAATGTCAATCACGTAATTCCGTTCAATCTCCGCACGTTTTAGCAGAATCTCCTCCAACTCTTTCTGTGAAGGCAACTTAGTATTTGAAACCGTCTTTTGCATATTTTCCGCAATAAAAACAACGACTTCCTTCATGACGGTTTCTGCATCCGGCTTCTGTTGCGCAGCTTCAGTAGGAAGATCTTTGTAGAGCCATGTAGTCGGATCCGTTATTTCCAGCAGTAAGCGGATGATCACAAATAAGAGGACATATTGTGCTTCTGTTTCGGTGAAACCAAGAAGGGGTTCTTCGAAGATTTGCCGTTTCCACATTTGGAGCCAACGGCCAAGTTCACGTCCCACGCGCTTACAGACTTCGCGCATTTGTATAGAACCGCCACCGATTAACTCAGAGTGATGCGCCATAATTTGATTGAGTAAGGTGGTGTGTTCTCCTGAAATCTTCATCCACTGCTTGATGCCACGAGCAAAAATCACATCAGCCTTACCTCTTTCCTTTACAGGCCGTAAAGATGTAATAGTTGCGATTTGATGGGCTTGGGCTTTTTGCATGAGGGGTGATACAAATGTATTCATCATGGAGTCAAACCCACTGGTCAAAGGATGCTGTGTTAAAATTTCTAAATTATTGATAAATCCCGCAGCAACAGCATCTGCTCTTGTTTTTCTTGTGGCTGAACCTGCTACCTTTTGCTTTAAGGCTTCCTTCGCCGTATCCGTGCGTTTAACAAAGTCTCCCCACGCTACAGCGCGGGCCATGGGATTGCCAACTGTTTTCGCATTATAGAGGCCGCGCAAGATTGTGGTTACTTCCTGCCACATACCAGCATCATCGTCTCCCATTGCGGGCGCTTCAATCCACATTTGAATATTCTTCAAGAGTTCGGGCTCTTCCGGACGAACAAAGAGTGCCTGCGACCGTTTTTCACGCCGAGCAGCCAAAATCTTCTCAAACTCGGTTTCACTGTAATCCACACCCTGTGCGTCCAGTGCGGGTTTACCCTCCTTCTCGGGATCAATGATATCCATGCTGACAGGGAATTGGAAACCGCAATTCTTACATGCGTTACCGAAACCCAGTTTGTGGGGAGCTCCAATCGTTGGTCCCTTGTAGCAGTTTCGTAAGAAGAGTTTGTAGAGGATATTCTTAGGTATCTCCACTTTGAGAACAGGTTCAACACGGGGAGCCCACGGTGTCCAGATATGCGTTCCAGCAGGTGTCATTGTCGGTGTTCGTAAGTCAATTGTTCTAAGAGCCATTGCTAGACGCCGAGCTTCCTCTTCCAACGGAACAAGGCCAAGGACTTGTAGTGCTCCGCGTTTCACTTCCATTAGAGAAATGGGAGTGGCAAAACTATCGCTGCGATCTGAGCCATAGATGAGCACACCATCTTTCTCGGCCTTCTTGTGTGCGTCCAACTTCAACTGGCTATACAAGACGGCTAAGCGATACTGTATATTCTTCTTGGGGCCATCTGTTCCTGCAATATTCATGTTAGCCACAGCAGATGTGGGGTCACCAGCGAAGGGCTCGTTCACAACTTTATCGGGGAATTGAACGAAGGGCTCGGGCATAAATCCAGCAGGAAGTTTGTCCTTGCTAGAAGCCAGTTCTTTCCGTTGCTCCAACTTTAGACTTTCAATACGCTTGCGCATGGTTAAACGGATGTCACTGCTAATGCTGAGCTGTGTGCCTGAACGGGTGGTTCCGAGCAGAAGATTCATTGTGGTGACGATGATATGCTTGATTGTTTGCGTGCGCCTATCAATTTCCGGGTAAGAAGCCCACGTCACGTAGGTCCACGGATCTTCTGTACGTTGAATAGACGCAACACAGCAGGCCACATAATCAAGAGCACCTGTTCCCGCCTCTTCCGGATTCATACCCTCTGTCGGGAATCCTTGAATAGAAAACCGACACTGGCTAAACGGATACTTGATTTGAATGGGGGGATTGGAAGTCTGTAGTTCAATCAAGAGTAGAGCAGCCACGACTCCGATTCGTTGATTGCGACTATACTCTTGATAGGAGGGGATTCGGCCACGTGTTCCTCTTGTTTGAGCAGCGCGCGTCTGCGTCTCATAGACACTCTGTGTTGGCACTTTTTTATCCAGATAGAACTGCGCATAATATACAATACGGTCCACCATCTCCTTACTAATATCATTTGCGCCCATTCGTTCTGAGATGACCTTGATTATTAGATAAATTTTCTGCTCGTCCTCAGTCTTAAACTGTATGACTTCCTTGCGACTCACGATTTCTTCCAAACTTTCCCGTTTGACGTCCTCCTTGATAACTGAGCGACCCGAAATTGCCTGTCCTTCATCGTTGTATTCTAAGTGGGTGTCGTATTCTATTTCATCAATTGGAATACCGCAATTCTTACAGGTGTAATGAGCCTCAAAGACGGGGCCACCGAAATCCAGCAGAAGTTTGCGATGGAGGGACTGAGAGCGACCGGGGTGGAGGGCCTCATTGAGTGTCATGATTTCGTGGACACAGACCAGTTCTTTCTTACAGACTTCGCACTTCATCCAGTTACCTTCACGCGGTCCTTGAAACTTCGCTAAAAAGGCCTTAAACATTTCAATATAAGTTGCAGTGTCGTGTGATCTTGACAAAGCACGACGAACACCCACTAATGCACGAACGTGCGCACAGGAATTGACTTCTGGTTTTGATGCATTGCTTTTCACTTGAAGGGCCAGCAGATTATTGCGATTTTGCTCGGATTTGATGATATCCTCCAACTTTTGTCTTAGGAAATCGTAATCAAAGGCCGTTTCGCGATTATCCAATTTAGTTAAGATTGTGACATATTGAATAAAGGCTTCTGTGCCAAATCCTTTCTCAAACTCGTTCAATAACACCTGCGGATTGTTTTTGAGAATTGTCTCTTTCTCGTTTATTCTGCGGACCAAGATATTCAAGAATGTATCATTTAACACGCGCTCATTCAAAGTGTTAGGATTTTCAATTATCGGTAGATAGGCCTCGCCAAGAGCGCCACCATCGGCCAACTTCTTCTGAATGCGCTGTCTTGAAGCTCCGCTGGCCTGTATCCACTGGCCGATATTTGAATCAATGAAACGCCATACTTCATCTTGTAAAGCCTTCGGATAGTCACCGCGATTAGGCACAAATGCATCCAGCAGAACAGCTAAGAGGGGAGACGCGGGGGAGAAGCCGTGAACAGGTGACAATGTGCGATACAAGTTATTCCGAACCCACACCTGCCAGAACTCCGGCGTAGCACGGGCCACTTCCTCCTTTGTAAAATATAATGCGTGTGTCTCCGCATTGGCGTCGGCTACAGCCATTGAATCAATGGTTTCTAAATGCTGGACCTTTCGTTCACGTTGATAATCGCCAATTTGTATACGCGTCATGAGGGAGGGAATATTTACCAGCGTTCTAGCATGTAAAATTGTGGGCGTATCTAGAATGACGTAGCCGGTGGTTACAACTTGGTCGGCGGGTTGAGATACGGTTCCAGCAGATATTCCCTTATTAACAACGGCCCTAACACTGGGTAAGAAACGGGCGGTTTGAACAGTAAGACTATTAATATATTCCTTATCAAGAGGTGTAAACGCAAAACCGCGTTTATGATCAAAACTACTTAGATATCCCTTGACACCTGTTTGAGGTAGGGCGAACCGTGTAGAACCAGGCTCGGGCGCAACATAACCTTCCTGCTCGTATGCTACGGTCTCTCTTTGTGCGCCTTCCCGATCCGCTGCTGTGTAAGGATGAAGGTCGGACTGGAAAATGGAATCCAAATAGGAATAGAAGGCCAAACCGTTTGCGGGCATCAACCCACCTTCATAATCGGTCGTGCGTTTATGAGCCTCATGCTCAACATGAAGGATGGATTTGAAGATTAGATTTTGATGAGGACTCTGTTGTTTGGAATCAAAATAGAGTGTCTTCTTCACATCATAAATGGGAACGCAGGCGGGTATATAGGATGAAGCCACTTCATTTGTGACATCTGCTAGACTGTCAAAGGTTGACTTTTGGACGCCGATAGGCCTACCCGCTACATTCAATTTAACAGTGGACTGCTTGAGAGCCAGCAGATATTCCGTTAGTTGACTGACTTCACGGAGTGCTTTAATATTTTTCTGCTTCTCTGCAGTCAGGTCTAAGACAAAATCGTTATACATATCCTGTCGTTGAATTGCGTCGGGATAGAAACGTTCTGCTGTCGGGACTTCTTCAATGACCGACGTAGGCATAATTTCACGGAGGAGTTGGTCAATGCTTTGAAACTGAAAGGCGGATTCCCTTTCTTCCAGTTGTTGCTGACTAAGTTGCGCGTCGGAGGCAACTTCGCCACCCTCATCTTTAGGAATAGCAGGAACAATGATAGCCACTTCTGAGGCTGGATTCGGTCCAACACCATTAAAATCCAAACGAACACCACTTTGTAGAATCAGGGCGTCTTCCGTTTCTGTAGCAATAATTTGGCTGACAATACCGCTTGTTTCTTTTGTTTCAGCATTTATAACTGCGGGTTCGCCATCAAGAGTGTAAAATTCAACAGTTTCACCCGGTTGAACGCCGATCATGGCCGAGAAATGGTAGAATTCAGAGCTACGATGATTTAAGATGCTGAAAATGCCGTATTCTTCTTTGAAATCACCGTATTCATCCAGCAGATATTCACGGCCGTGTGTCCGGCTTTGCTTATATTTGATACGGATGCGCTCTTTGTCGCGATAAATGACATCTCCAGTTATACCCTCGGGGTTTTCAGTAGATGTGATTGAAATCCAGTCTCCTAATTCAATATTAGGAGCGTCAGTATTAGTCGGGACAGCTACAGTCTTTTCTACAGGAGCAAGTCCTTGATTAAAATTTTCGGGTTTGCCAAAGGTTGATGAAGTTCCAAAAATGTTATTTTCGGCCATCCGTCCTATGATAAGCAAGGGTTCTTTTCTTGTGGAGCCAACCTCGGTCAAAAAAATTTGAATGCGGTGGTTGCGGGATAAATGGCAGGTGATTGTTATAATGTCTGCAATTGATTCTGGTTGTATTAATAGTGTCGCAATGAAGTTTCCGAATGCTGAGGCAATGTATGCTCATCTTGAGTCAGCTGAGGGCGGTCTTCTCAAGGTGATCCGGAGCAAGGAGCAAGGGCATCTTGCTATTATTCGGTATGTGAAGGGGGCGTCGGATATGACTCATACGAATACCCATTATTTCCGCTCTGTTGTTTGGAATACGGAGACCCACAAGCCGATGGCCTTCAGCCCTTTTCAGAGTATTCCCCTAGAGCCCAGCACGTTTATGCCGAAGGAAGGACTCGTGGTGGAGGACTTTTGGGATGGAACAATGATTAATCTCTTTCACGATGCAAAGACATCGCAGTGGACCCTTGCTACCCGCTCTAACGTAGGAGCAAACTGTCGGTTCTATGGTCAGCAGACCTTTTACCGGTTGTTCTGGGATACCTTTGCGGGTATGAATCTAACGGTGGGTATGCTTTCTGAGAAGATGTGCTACTCATGGGTTCTCCAGCATCCAAGCAATCGGATTATCGTGCCTGTGCCCGTTGCCACTCTCCGCCTTGTTCAGGTTGTCAATCTTTCGGATCCTACAAATCCTGACTTTACTCCTGCAATTTCTGAGTATCCGGCGCTTATGAATCTGCTCAGCCGTCGCCTTCCTCTTTCTGGCACGGATGTTACGGTGAAGGCTCTTGAATCGATGATTGCTACGAATGACAGTGTGTTTTGCCAGGGTTATGTCGTGAAGGACACTACCACGGGTCAGCGCTGGAAGATTCGGACGCCGACCTACAAGATGCTCCATGAACTCCGTGGGAATACGCCCCGTCTTGATTTTCGCTGGCTGGAGCTCCGTCAGAAGGGTAGCCTCAATGCTTACATGCATCATTTCCCCGAGGATCGTCCTCTGTTTGATGCTCTTTGGCTAAGGCTCAAGACGCAGACGCGGGTTCTTTATCAGACGTATTGCGATGTCTTCAAGGCACGCAGTCTGCCTAGCCGGGATGCTCCCAAGTATATGCGTAAGCTTCTCTATGACATGCAGGATCACTATCTCAACCGTCTGCGCCCCGCTCAGCTGACGCTAACATGGGCTGAGTGCGTGGCATGGGTCAATTCGCAGGACATTCCCCGTCAGCTCTTCCTTGCAAACTACTTGTGGCTCCAGCAGACGAAGACGACAGCGCCTGCTCTGCCCTATGAGCCGACGGATGAGAATCTTGTAACGCCTATCCCTTCTGTTGCTGTTCCTCCTACGGCAGACCTTTCTGGTGGTGAGGTTGTTCCAGTTTAAATACTTCTGGCACAATAACAAATTATAGTATGTGCGGGATATGGTGTCTCTTTGGTTCTGCTTCCTCAGTGGACCCGGAAGAGTGTGTTAAAAAGTTGTTGCCTAGAGGCCCGGAATACATGACTGTTGTGGATATAGATGCATGTATTTTTGGTTTTACACGGTTGGCAATCAATGGTCTAACTCCTGCTGGAAATCAGCCGATGAAGTCGCCCTGTGGAGAGTGGCGCGTCGTCTGTAATGGTGAAATCTATAATTACCGTGAACTGGCTGCGCGATTTGACATTCCAGCAGAATATCTCGGCTCGGATTGTTTCGTAATTCCGTGGCTTCTTGCTCGTTTCTCCACACGCGATGTGTGCCGTCTGCTGGATGGCGTGTTTGCGTTTGTGGCTTACCATATTCCCTCTGAGACGCTTCACATCGGACGTGACTCTTTTGGCATCAGACCACTCTTTGTTGCTCGCTTAGGTAACGGAGCCTATTGTTTTTCATCTGAAGTGAAGGGCATGCCTCCAGCAGTCAAGGATCTCAACATTTTCCCGCCGTCATCGTATGCTGTTCTAAAGGCGGGTTACGAGCCGATTGTCAAGCAATGGACGTCACTGACATGGCACAAGCAGTCCTTCTTGGCTGAGACAAAGGACTGCTTAGATGACCTACAGATGTGGATTCGTCTGTATTTGACGGCTTCCGTAGAGAAGCGTATGCTTTCTGACAGACCGGTTGGCGCCTTGTTATCCGGTGGATTAGATAGCAGTCTAGTTGCGGCGCTGGCTGCCAAGGTGTTGGGTCAAGTTGGTCAGCGCATTCACACATTTTCCATCGGCCTCGGCACAGAGACACCTGACATTGTGGCTGCGCGGAAAGTCGCATGGCACATTAATTCTATCCACCACGAGATTGTCTTGACATCAGCGGATTTCTTGGCAGCCGTGGAGCCTGTCATTCATGCGGTGGAAAGTTATGATATCACAACGGTACGTGCTTCTGTTGGAAACTGGCTCTTAGGCAAGTGGATCAAGGAAAACACAGATGTTAAGGTTGTCTTGAATGGCGATGGAAGCGATGAGTTATTCGGTGGTTATCTATACTTTAATCGTGCGCCCAATGCGATCGCTTTTGAGAATGAGATTGAACGGCTGTTGGGTGAAATTCACTGCTACGATGTCTTGCGGTCGGAGCGGTCAATGGCTGCGCACGGTTTGGAGTCCCGCACTCCGTTCTTGGACCGGCAACTTGTGGACTTTGTTCGTCGCTTACCGACTGAGATGTTTATGCCTTCTCTTCCGACAAAGGAGAAGGAGGGTAGACCGGAAAAGTGGATGTTGCGAGAGGCCTTTGCAGATTCCGGTCTGCTACCGGAAGAGATTATTTGGCGTCGCAAGGAGGCTTTCAGTGACGGAGTTTCTAGCAAGGAGAATTCATGGTTTCAGATGCTACAGAAGGCTGGCACCGAGAAGGCAGTCCAGTTCAAGGGCGTGGAATACAAGCACAACCCGCCCACGACGGATGAGGCACGCTGGTATCGCGGTGTTTATGAGCGGGCCTACGGGCCGATGGCAGCTGGTTTAATTCCTCATATGTGGATGCCCCAATGGTCGCCTGAAACAACGGATCCTTCTGCTCGGACGCTGGGTATCTATGAGGAAAAGACAAAGGCTTAAAATAGTCTGGACTATCAACAGGAGATGTCTGTTCCAGACTTATTTAAAATTGTAGCACGAGGTATGCAAGATGAACGCTTACAGCCGGGCACAAAAGGCCGACCTTCTATTGAACGATATATGCGTGTCTATAAGGCAACTACTCGTTGGGCAGCTCAATTTGTTCGTGTTGATTTTGATAACCAGCCAGACTTTGGCATTCAAGCAAGTGTTACCTTGCCCCGTCAGTCCAATTTTCTTCATCGTATATTCCTGGTAGTAACACTTCCCGATATTTACACAGTTCAAAATCAGGCTGCTATCGCAGCAGGAGATTCATCCATTTACACGCAGCAGAAATTCTTAGGTCCCACATTCAGCTGGACGAATAGTATCGGTCACGCAATTATAGATACAATTACATTGGAAATCGGTGGTGTAGCGGTGGCTACATTAGATGGTCGTCTGCTAGAAATCTTGGATGAACTTTATGAACCGCCCGAGAAGATAGCCGTTAAAAATGAAATGATAGGGCGTGTAGAAAATTATACTGTTTTTTCACTTTTAACACCCAAGCCCATTACAGTTCGTGTTCCTCTGCCCTTTTGGTTTACGCAGAATTTAGCACAGAGTTTGCCGATAGATGCGTTATCAGCAGATGCTGTAATGTGTAAGGTTAAGTTCAGCGGAGTTGAAAATGTTTATTATACTACTGCTCGTATTAACGAGCTGAATCATGATTATGTGGAAAATAAATGTAATCCTCCCGGCGCAATGCCCTCAATACAAGGAGCATCATTCTATGTTGCAAATGATAATTCACCGACATTAATTTATGGAGCAAGTGATCAAGATCCCTTTTATGGTGTAAAAGGAAACACGATTCCCCTTATCACTGTTCCCACTAAACTCCACTTTCAGGACGCATACTTACTAGCAGAATATATCTCTGTAGATGATTACGAGGCGATAAATTTGCGATCAGCTGATTTAGAATATAAGGTTCCGCTATACAATGCTCTTGAAGTTCAAGATACAAACGGGCAAGCATATATTCGCACAGTGATACCATTTAATAATCCAACACAGGATTTGATATGGATGTTTCATAATTCAGCCGCAAATTCATTTAATACTCCTTTTTTGGCCACGCGCGATTTGTCCGGGAATGGAAGCACATTTTGGCCTTGGCAAATAGATTCAACGCGTTTCGCCTATTCTTATTCCGAACCAATTCAGGCTGTGTCGCTTTTTTATAACGGAACACAGCGTTTTCACCACACTTTGCCGTCATTTTTCCGAACATTAATGCCCTTGCTACACTATAGAAAGGCTCCACATTTCTGGCGATACATCTATTGTTATCCATTTAGTCACGGCCCGGGCTGTTGGGATGATAAGGAATTAGGAAGTCCATATCAGCCAAAGGGTTTAGCCAATTTTGATAAATTGTCGCGAAAAGAAATTGCATTCAAAATGAATCCGGATCGCAACGGAAAATATCCCGCACTTGAATTATATTTGTGGACCACAACGTGGAACGTTCTACGAATCTATGGAGGACGGGCTGCTATGTTATTTGCTATTTGATGACTTTCAGTGTAATGGTTACTTCTTTACTCTTTTCCTTTGGGAACATAACACAGGCTATGCGCCCAATTGCTGGAATGTCAATGTCCCCCTTGAAAGGTTCGCCTGTTTTGATGTATTTATCAATTTCCTCCTTGAGTTCTAACATACCCTCGTATGTATGAGGTATACCCAGATCAACTGTAAGTTTACGCCAGAGTGTAACGCATTCTTTAGTTCTTGAACCGATTGGTTTATCGTCAGCCATTCAGTTTATGTGGATTGTGAATTTGTACATGTTGAATTAACGAGGGCTGCGTTTTTCCCTACCAGGTAAAGGAGTTTCAAATCATAGCTGGGAAATTGAAGAATACAACTTGTTCCACTAGCAGGCGCGCTTTCAGAACATGTTCCGCAATTTGCGTTATTTTGTGTGGTCACATTTGCATTTGAAGTGAAATTGTAATATGTCTTGGCTTTGTTTGCACGGATAGTATCAGAAGCATTACCCATTCTTCTGCTTTTATTAGAGAAAAATCATTTGAACTCATTGTATGAAGTCAAATTATTTATAGGGGATTAAATCTAATGGTGTCTGCGGTTCTTGCGGGTAACCATGGAGTTGTTACCGAGGATGTTCTGGTTTACCGTGGGAACCGGGTTCTTCTGCTTGAAGATGCGGTTTTTGATCGTGCCATAGGCTCCCTTAATCTTATTAACGCCCTTGCGCCACCACGACCGATTGTTGCCGTTCTTCTTAGTGGCATTCTTCGCGCCATTCTTTGAGAATAAGCTGTTGCGGACACCAGAGACCCTTCTTGTGATTCCAGATCTTACATTGGAAGCCAAACGACTGATATCGTAACCCGTCTGCGCCAAGAGACTACGCGCAGCCTTGCCCTTTTCTAATAACGTAGCAAAGTAGAGTTTGGCGTCTTCGTTAGGGATATCCTTGACTGTATTAAGTATATCTTGGGGGAGATTTATCATCTGCTTGAAGTTCGTAACAATCAATCTAAAGTCCGCCGCATTCTGCGCCGTAACCTTTCTGATCTGATCGTCAGCCAGCGCATCATACGCATTACAGAGGTTATCAAGGAGTGAATCTAAGGATGTGCTACTCGCAGCACCGGGTGCAAGATTCGTGTTTCCAGAAAGAACTGACTTTAGTCTAGTGTTCAGCTCCTCCTTTATCTCATTCAAGGTGTCAATGTCATCTATTAATCCATCCTTGCTACGTTTTACATTCTTCTTAGCAAACTCGCCCGCGCTGCTCTGTAGCGTATTCGCGAGTGCGATGGTTCTCTTGACGCATTCCTTCGCACTATTTTCAAACTTCTTTAGATCGGCTGAAATGTCCTTTATGGCCTGAACAGGCTGGTTGTCAAACCACTGGGACAACGTGATAAGGATACCGAGACGACGGAAAGACGTTAAAAATGTGAAGTTCATTCCGAGAAGACCGATAAATGCAGGGAGACCGAGACGCAAAGACGTAGGTAGGCCCTCAAGATTATTCTTGAATTTCGTAAGCATATTCGCAATATCCTCTCCATTAGGCAAATGCGAAAGCCAGTTCATGAGTAGACCACTAACCGGCTTACCGTGGAATGTGAATGTAGGTAGCTCAACCTTCTTCCACCAGTCACCCATACTTCCACTGCCAAAACCGAATGAAGGGGTTTGAGGGATAGAACCAGACCAGCCGGGGAAGCCAGGCATGCCCCAGCCCAAAGGCAACTTCTCGGCTTCGCTCAAGTAAATCGTTAGCTTACCCTCTGTGTTGGTGCTACCAACAGCCTGCTTGAATGAGAACTTCATGTCAGCTGGTAACTTCACCATCTTGCTGTTTACGTTGACATTTACATTTACATTCGGTTGCTTATTATACGCAGCAAGAGCAGCCGCGCTTGGCAGAGAACTTGCAGTAGTATTCCAATTCTGGTTTCCAGAAAAGTTGCTAAAGCCCTTCATATTGCTACCGTTGTTGTTGCCCTTGCCCTTGTTGCCATTGTTGCCATTGTTGTTGGGCTTTAGCGGAGGAACAGTGGGTGCCAAGGGCGCAACCGGTTGACTCGTATTTAGCGGAGGACTAGTCGCAACCTCCTCGCCATTGCCAGTGCCATTCACATTGGAATTTGCCATTCTCTTCTGATTAGGTTAAAGATTTTTTGAACGCGAAATTATTTTTCAGAATCATTCTTTTTTACAACATACTCATATTCAGCCGTTACATTAGCTGTTTGCGAACGCATTGCGGAAGTTGTGTATAGGCGTTCCAATACAGGAGAATCAAATGCAGAGTTTCTCTGCGTCGCCAGAGATGTTGTCATGGACGTCATCCGGGATAGAAGAGGACTTGTGTCGGCTTCGGTTCTCTTCTTCATGCCATCAATCAGGTCAAGAAGGATAGACCGGAGGCCCATAATTTGAGGAAGAGTTACCAAAGCAGAATCACTTTCCAGGAGCCGTAACTGAGCCTCCAACTTCTCAATTGCTTGAACAACCTGATTTCCAGCAAGTAGATTTGTTGCCTGATTAATTGCCACCATTGTATCTAAACGGCACATCTCCGCATCGGCAATAGGATTTAATACATTGGCCGATGTGAATGTACAGAGGTGTTGGCGCCCGAGGCCCTTGATGAAACACTGAATGCTCAGATAAGGCGCAGAGATAGGCTTATCTACAGTTGCGCGAAAGACGAATCTCTGCTCGAGTGCTCCGGGAAGAAAGTTTAAATGAACTGTCCTCTTATCATTTGGTACATGACGCTCAAGCCAGACATATTCGGCCGGAAGACTAATTTCAATATCCTCAGCGGGCCGATCCCGCAGAATGCCCAGGATAGAACCGAAGGTTTGTGGAAGATCCTCGGCCTTATCACAGTGGAAGTAATTACCCTGCGTGTTTAATGCTATGTCACGCAGCATAATCTGATTATGGTCGTTGCCGACTCCCAGAGTGAAGACGGCTACACTTGAAAGTTGATAATTTGTTTCAAGGGGAAGCATGATGGCCTTTGCAGAGGATGCGCCCGTGTTAACATGTCCGTCGGTCAGGAGAATAATGGCATGGGGAGCAGAACGACAAGTCTTAGCAAATGTGGTGAAGGCAGCCTCAATGTTCGTGTTTCCGTTAGCACGAAGACTATTAATCATAGAAATCCACGGCTCAGGGTCTTCGCCAATTTGCTTATACGAGCAGAGAATTTCCGCCTTAGATGAATACGTAATAATAGTAAGACAATCAGTGGGACTCAATGAACGCAATAGAGCAATGAGCGTATTCTTCAATGTGGCCAAACGCTCCCCCTCCATGCTACCACTTACGTCAAGAAAGAGTGCTATGTGGACATTATCCATAAAAGCAAATGACGCAACCTTAATTTCTGTAGCAAAGACACCATTTTGCTTTGGTGACTCAAACACCTTAATTTGTAATCCTTGATTCATGTTTTCCTACATAGTTCAATGTGGAATTAATGTGGTCAATTTTACGCACAGCATAGCAGTCCGAAAATAAGACAATTTTACGCATGGTTACCGCCCCATCAAAGTTGTCCAATACATATCTTCCAGTGCGGAGTCATTGATTTCAGCATAGTCCCGAACAGACAGCTCCACTTTTGTCTCAGGCATTCGGACGCGAAATATGTTTCTATCTGTAAGAAGTTGCCATAAGACTTGTTTCCCATTGAGAAAGGGTTCATTATGTTGACGCTTCCATTTACCCTCTGATTGGGACCAGACAAGTTGCGCCTTAGCAAATCCCTTCTCAGTTGCTCCAGAGACACCCTCTTTTACAATACCTCTTACTATATTACCATCTGCTAGAATGGCGCCAATCTTAATATCCCGCATAGGAATCCAGCCTTCTTGAGTAGATACTTCATAATCCGGATTGATTCCCAAATTATAATTGGACTCCGTTGTCTCTGTTTGGCTATATCCATTCAACTGCGTCTCAACTTCTGCTTGAACTAAGCCCGCAATCTCTTCGCTTTCTTCAAAATCAGCCACCAGCAGATGCTGTACCCAGAAACGATGTTGTGATGTATTCAAACAGAAAATCCGCGGATGTGAAGGCGCGGGCTGTGCTTTTGGGTGCTTTCCAGCAGGCATCCAGGTGCCTAAATGACGAACAAAGTGATTTGTGCTTACAACGACGCCCTCAATGGAACACATCTGTGTCTGCGAACCGTCAAATTCAAACGTGCTTTCAACTACATTACTGCCTGAATACGTAGCAAGACGGTCGCCCACCTTAAGAGTCTCTATTGCCCTATAGGTTCTATCCTCGCATAAAACAGGAGTCCCTGCTGGAAAGCAGAAAGTATCTAAGAAAGTTCCGACGGTTCCTTTCGCAAATGTGGAGCCCGCAGCTAAAGCAGTAATTCCTGAGTATATAATTGCGTATAAAAGCGCGACAACACGACCCATCAAATGTTCCAGATTTCCAAACTTTCCTTTGAGAACTTGCATGATATTCTGGATACGCTTGTTGAATGAACGAACTACACTGGAAATACCGTCTGTCAAACCTGAAAGAGTTGTTCTAACACTCATAAGACCGCTTCCAGCAGAAGACATTGCTGAATTGAGGGAACTGGATGCTTCATAGACTGGGGCTAGAACACCAGGGGCTTCTTTCAAAAATACGCTTTTCAGGCAGAACTCAATGTTTTCTTGAGCATTATACCCATAGAGACCAGCAAATGGCATAATGTGCGGTTGGCAACGATATTTTGACCAGTTCTGTGAAACTTCTCGTGATGACCCCAGGCCTAAAATCAGAAAAATCCCGAGTGAAAGCACAAAAGTTAGGATACCTGGTTTTACGAAAGGATTTGGCGGTTTTGGCGGTTCTTCATTGTTCATCCCCTGCTTTATCAATATAAACTCCTGTTTATTATATAAACTCAGGTTTATCTATTTTTACGACTACGGTTTCTGTTATTGTGACGAGACCGTCTGCGTGAACGTGGGACCTTTGTTACATTAATAACCTTGCCTTTATTCGCTTTAGTATTCGTAGGGTTAGCATTCGTAGGCTTAGCATTCATAGGCTTAGCATTCGTATTCATAGGCTTAGCATTCGTATTCATAGGCTTAGCATTCGTATTTGTAGACTTAATATTCGTGTTTGTAGCCTTAATATTCGTATTTGTAGCCTTAATATTCGTATTTGTAGCCTTAATATTCGTATTTGTAGCATTCATAGGCTTAGCATTCATAGGCTTAGCATTCATAGGCTTAGCATTCATAGGCTTAGCATTCATATTTGTAGTCGTCTTTGAAGAAGCAGATACAGGTTCCGGTGTAAGTGCAGGAGGTGATGGAGGAGGAGGCGCAGGAGCAGGAGGTGTAGACATTCCAATGCCCATATTCTATTAAAGGAGTAGAAAACAAAAGTTCAAATGTCTCATAAATAATGACCAAATATGTCAGGGATGGGTGACAAAACAGAACAGACAAGTAGTGGTTCACCAGCTAAATTTGTCGGAATAAACGTTATCTTATTGATAGGCATCGCAATTGGTATCAGTTTGGGTCACCGAGCAGAAATAATGGCAAATTGGCAATTACACCGGTGTGATCCCGGAATTGTTGCTTCAGCCTATTTATATAAACCAGCATCTGATACACGAACAATTTCAGAATTTACTTCGGAGAATTTCCAATTCTGTCAAGGTAAGATCGCGAAAGACGTAATTAGTACAGTAACTGTCCCTGTAAAGCAAATTCAGGAACAACAAAAGGGTATTATTGGAAGTATTACAGCCAATATTGGTGTGCTAGGAAGTCTCGGTGAAAAGTTGGCAGCGTTTTTTAATCAATTAATGGAGTCCGTTAAACGCAGGTTTGCCGCCACGTATGTTCAGATTGGTGAATCATTCCACCATTTGATGAACATTATGGGTAAAATTATGGCCTCTATTACGGCGATGGCAATGGCCCTTATCGGTATATTAGTGACATTCACCACAATGATTCAATTTGCGCTATATGTTTTAGCTATCATCATTGGTATATTAATTGCGCTTATGGTTATCTTCGCTGCCTTTATTTCACCTGTCTCATGGTTGGTCTTTGCTGGAATCGCAGTGGTGGGCATTTTAGCGGGTATAATTGTCGGAGTAATTACAGCATCAGCCTTTTGTATTAGCGGTGATACACCCGTGATTCTAGCAGATGGTTCTACCAAGCCTTTAGAAAACGTCAGGTTAGGTGAAGCTTTGGCCGATGGAAGTATAGTTACAGCTAAAATGCGATTCTTAGTTCCTCCGACAAAACATGAACCTCTGGTATCTATTAATGGCGTTGTGATGAGCCCGGAACATATGCTTTATGGGCCTGGCTCTGGTGCCATAGCAGCCAAAGACCATCCCGACGCAACAAGTGCAGGCGTTAAACGAGAACTCTTTAATTTAAATACGAGTAACCGGAAGATACCAGTGCTTTCTAGCAAAGGTAAACTGGTCTTATTAGACTACGAGGAGATTGCTGAGGACGATGTGGCGACAATGGCCGAATGGGAACAACATGTTTTTGATGTGTTAAATCCTGGACAGACATTTACGGATGAAAACTCCGAGAATGTAGAAGCGGGCATAGCAGGTTCCCTTCTCGTAAATACCAGCGACGGTGGAATGCTACCAATTAGTGAATTAGTTTGTGGAGACAAGGTTGAATGTGTGGGTGGATATACGATGGTATGCGGTAAAGTGGAGATAGTTGAAGACGCGGAAATATACAGAGGCTTTACTGCTGGTGTCTGGGTATATGATTCCGAGAGATGGCGTTCAGCAAAAGGATTTAGATCACCAGATGTAGCAAAAGAAAGAAAACTCTATCACTTATTCACAGAATCGGGTGATTTTATAGTGAACGGTGTTCGCGTCCGCGACTTTTCAGAGGTCGGGTTAAATCGGCTGTCCGGAACTTACGCGATTCCGAAAAAAATATACGGATGAAAATAGAATGAAGCTTAATTTCGTGTGGTTAATGTCTATGCTTTCCTTGTTGTTCCTTGCTAATGTTCTTATGGTTCTCGGATATGTAAACCAGCAGGGGTCAATGGAAGAGAACTTTGTTGAGCGTTTTATGAATTTACAGCCCAATAACTCTTTGGCTTCTGGGAACTACAAGTCAATTGGCACGTATGACAATCTTACGCTAAAGCCAGAGGGTGGTTCCACGTGGCGTCACCCTCCTTCGGATGTTCCTCTGAAGAATGATAATGGAACGGGTCTCAGACAGCTTGACGATGACCACCTGGACCCGTTGGCAGATAACGTGGTCAAGCCTGAGTGCTGTCCGTCATCCTACACGCTGTCAACGGGCTGTGTCTGCACGACACCGGCCCAGCGTGATTATTTAGGCAAGCGCGGTGGCAATAATACCAGCGGCGTGGGCGAATAAACGTCTGCTACACACAACTAATTTCCAGCAGTTGGACTGTTAGAAATTACTTTAGTGATTTATGAAAATCAAACCGCAGATGCCCAGCGCTGTTCGTCGGAATCAGGAGCAACGAAGAAAGGCTCCTTTTCACCCTCCTTTAGTTTTACAGGCTCGGCCTCCGGCTCATCCAAAAAAACGGTTTGAACCGGTCCTAAGAAGCCGTTATCTCCGCACACACGATAATGGATATGTGCCTCTAGACGACCCTTGACCGGAACTGTGTAGGGCTGGGGCTTGCGAACTTTGAGGACCGCTACACCATCCGTAGTGACAGTTGTTACACCCGCATTGTGAAAGCCCAGATATGCTTTCCGCCAATCATTCAGCGTTGAAAGATGCTCTGTATCAGGCTCCGCTGCCCAATACAACACTTTGCGCC